ACAATAGAACAAAGATTAGAAATCATATTTTTTAATTCTTCTGAGCGAAGATATTCTTTTTGATATCTGTAATAATGAAATTTCTTATTTTGTGGAAGCGCTATAATTATTTTGGTCTTAACACATTTTTTCATCATTATTGAAAAACTCTCTAAATCGTTTGCAATGTTTATAGAATCTGTGTTTTGGCCTATATTATACCAAATAAAATCGTCTTCCAGACTAATGATATTTATATCAAATTCATCCAAGGATCTTGCGTCATGAATACTATTCACTATAACATCTTTCCCTTGAAAATATGCCTCTTTTCCTGAATAAGTAAGTATCTGTATCATATAGAATCCACCCTCCAGCTATTTTTTCTTCATTTTACCACCTTCCTATCTACTACACAATACTTACTTTTTCCGACAGAAAAAAGCAGCCCCCGCGGACTGCCTCTTCTCTTTCGCTTCTCGATGATACCATAATATCACACTTTGGACTGAATTTCTATGAACTCTTTTGGTATTTTTAGATGACTAAGTGCTTCTCCATGAATTTTTAGCACCCATCTTTCGGAATAATTCATCTTCTGCGCAATCTCCCACCACGCAAAGCCCTTTATGTAACGATAGAACAAAACATCCCTCTCATTCTCGCTGCCCAAACTATTGATTCGATCCGATATCTCGCTGTATCCTGCAAACCTCCGATCCTTTTCCTGAAGCAGCTTGCGTTCCAGGTCATCCAATTTGGCAGCGTACTCCGACATATCGCTCTGGCCGGATCCATGCGGCATCCCATCATTATTCACGGATATAGCCATTTTCATGGCTCGGAGTTCTTCAAGCTCTGAATCAATCCGTTCAATTCTGCGCACATGCCCCCTATATTCCCTGAGATACTCCTTTTTTACTTCATTTTCTGCATGTCTCATTGTAATCACCTCGCTTACATTTACGGATTGTAATACTTATTTGCTATCGAATTTTTCATTGACTTCTTCTGATTTTTGTCCGCACCAATGACAATATCCCCCATCTATCTCCCATGTATATAATTCATTCCCGCAGTTTCTGCATTCATATATTTCCCTTTCAGACACAGCCAATACTTTTATCGGCTTAACAGGACGCATCTTCCTCCTTGCCTCCCGGCATTCCTCCGCGGTTCCAATTGCGCGATACTGCTGGATTTCTTCAATAGTTGTTATAGAATCTAAACATTGCTCATCAACCTCTTTCCATTGTCCCCTCATGTACTTCCATTGATTTCTGAGAAAAATTTCAATTTCCAACATATCACAAGTTTTGATATTCTTTATCCATACCGGGACAAAATTCCCCTGTCTTTGAAAAATAAAAAAGAGCCACAACTCAAATCCGTCTACCAGCTCACCTTCCTCATTTCGCTTCTGCTCAATGTCAAAACGGAAACAAAGATATCGGTCTGTATCAATTCCCAGTTTGTCATAGCCTAAACCCAGCCATCTATCTCTAAAACCTTCCCAATCATCGTATTCCTTTCTTCCATGATTTTCTCCGTTCATATTTCCTACATAGCAGTTATTGTCAGTGCAATAAAAGCTATGATGTGTTTCTTCCAGTTTCATCCATTACCCCCTTCTATCGTATCCAAGCAGGCATTCCAGCCATTCCCCCATGCCTTTACCGGATTTTCATCAGACAATTTTTTATAGTCTTTCCGCTCCGGCATAGGCACCAGAGGACACCAGTCTGGTAAGATATTTCTTTCCATATTTTCAAGATCACATCCACAGCATAAAACTGTCGAACCTCCGCACACATCCAGATGCAGCTGACACTCTACACAGTTCTCCGGCATCTCCATCACCAGTATTGCTTTCACATCATTCCTCGCTTTCTGTCTCTTCGACAATCTCAAATTTCAATTTCATCTGCGCTGGATACAAATCTACCTCAGGCCTGCGAACACCAGTCCAACGCTTGCCCCCAGCTTCTCCAACACATTTCCATCCGCTTGCTTTTAAGCTAGCCCCATTCTCCGTATCAAGAATATATGTAATCAATTTCTTGTACCCCATATTCTTAGCACATCGCCAACAGGCGGAATAAAGGAAGCTACAAGCATTCCGTGTTCCATCTGTACAAAGCCTGTTTACCTCAAGAGTCCAACCATCGTCAAGGTATCTGCTTACTGGTCTGCCAACAATAGCAACTCCAACCACTTCCCCATTTACAGCCGCTGCAACGGCGAATTTATACCCTGTCACCGACTTATGATGTCTATGATATCTCTCAACAAAAGCATTTGCTTCTTTTAGGCTTATAGGAACTAATTCAAGCATCTTTCCTCCTTCGGATTCCCGCACCGCTCAAACTCTATCACCCATACCCATGGGGCGGCATCCCAGCCGTACCTATCAAGATCCTGCTTCTTAATGGTGGAATTCCACAACTTTGAGAAATCTGTCCTAGCCTCCTGACAAAAATAGATCGCACCAATTTTATCATATTGGCTTTCACACTCTTCTGGAAGTACATCCAGCTTGATACCCTCTTTTCTCAAATCCTCAGGGCTTATGTCGTGCAGCCTCTCCACCCTCACATCCGTGACCTTGAGCCATATGCGGGCGGCTTCTTTCGGCATTCATGTAGTCGCGGATGCCGATCTTCGCCCTTCCTGTGGAGCCGGGCACGCGGTTCCAGTCCATACGCAGCGGCTCCCCCTTCTTTTTCTGGCCGATGCTGGCAAAAAAAGCAGAAAGCATGCCTTCCGTAATTGTATGCAGAAACAGGTTGTGCGTCAGGACGACCGTTCCCTGGGGCGCTTCTATCCTCAATTTCAGGACGGCCTTGCTGCAGGGAGGGAGTTTGTCGCTGCCGTTGTGCCTTGCCCTGTCGAAGCTCTCAACCATAAAATCGTAATCCCCTTCCGGGAGCAGCGTGAACTCTCCGGCATCCTTCTCGATTATGTCATCCCACTGCAGTTCTCTTTCTTCCATAACTTTGCGCCTCCTAATTAAATGGAATCTCCATATTTTCTTTCATTTTTTTAATCATTGCAAACACCTGCGCCCAGGCTCCCACTAAGACCCCTTGGACAAATCCGGGGTCATAATTCTCTATAGGTGTGTCTGGCGGATAGTATCCTCTGGCCGCCACTACATTCTGTATATCCCACTCACACACCTGGTTAGGAAGCATGAGGTCTTTTAGGTTCTGCGGTACATTATCGGGGTTGCTTTCCCATATGACTTGGTCTCCAGCCTTGCTTTCCTTTCCGCTGCTCTCCTCCCCGGCGCTGTCTCTGGGCAACTGGCTGGCAGGAGCCGGCGCACCTGCAGGAGCCGCATAGGCAGCATCTGCAGTTTTGGCGGCAGATGCATTCTGCACAGTCTGCGGCCGCGCCTGGTTGGCAGCAGCGGTTTGTGGTGCAGCAGGCTGCCCCACGGCGGCGGGTGCGGCCTGTTCGATAATCCCTGCAATTCCTGCATACTCAAAAGGCATTTCCTCCGGAAGGCCGTAACGGTTCTTTGCATCCCAGCAGGGATGGTGGGCGGTGTACATCACCCGGGAGCCCCCCTGCGCCTTCCGTTTCTTGCCTTTGTCGTCAATGGCTACGGAATAAGTCTTGTAATTGGCGAAAAGAACCATATCCGCCCACTCCTTCACCAATGGCGAGGTCTGGGAAGTTGTCTTCTTACCCAGTTTCAGCTCCCACCTGTCATAAGCGCCCATCTCGTCCGGCTGCTCAAATTTTCGCATCTGGGCATGGGCTGTAAGCACGACATTGACACCCGCCTTTACCAGCTCCGATAATTTGTTCAGGAACCGCCCAAACTCTTCCCTGGCATAAATATAGCCGGATCCATATCCGAAGTCCTCAATCCCACGTTTCTGGTGCATAGAGCAGATATGCTCCACGCACATCTGCTCCGCCCAATCTATGGTGTCCACCACCAAGGTTCTGCATATCCCGGGATGGGTGCGGACATATTCCACCTGTTCCATCAGCATCGCCCATGATGTAGGTTCAGGGGTTCTGGCCACATCCATGTCTTTTGTGCTGCCCTCTGTGTCAATGAACAATGGCTCTGGGAACCGCGCGGCAAACGTACTCTTGCCGATGCCCTCAGGACCATACACCACTACCTTTTTCGCCCCTGCTCTTTTTCCTCTAATAATTTCCATTAAAATTCACCAGCCTTCCACTCAGTCTTTTTATCTTCCATGGCAGGATGCTCCTGCCCGACTACATAGCCGTCGCTTATAATGATGCTGCATTCATCGCCTGTGCTGACCCTGGTGGCGATAGCCTGCAGGCCTTCCTGCTCCAGCCACTTTCCGAATTCATTTAATGTCTGCAGATCCATCTGTTCCAACTTGTCCAGCAGCACGAAGCCGCATTTCGGATTCAGTTTCCGGACAATTGCGGTGGATACTTTCAAACGGTCTGAACCCGACATGTTGTCCCATTTCTGTTCGTTGTACACCAGTTCTCCGTCGTTTACCGACAAACCGGAAAGAGGAAGCTCCGCGGAATGCAGGAGATCCATCTTGCTCTTCCTAACCTGCTCGATCTCTTCCGTCAGGCCGTCATACTGGTTTTTATATGCCAGTGCATCCTCTTCTGCTTTGTCCTTGTCAAGGTTCGCCCTCACCTTGCGGTTTATCTCTTCTATGCTGGAAATGCTCTGTTCCAGCTCCGCCGTGGACTGATCCTGTAAACTCTCCGCATCCATCAGCGCTATATTCAAGGATGTTTTCGCCTCCTCCAGCTCTTTCTCTTTCTTGGAGAGCTGCTCCTTCGCGGCATCTACTTCTCTTGTCAGGAAGGCGACCGACTGCCTGTACTGCTCCGCTTTGTCCCTCTTCCTCTGGTTCTCTCCGTTCCTTGCAAGGATCTCCTGCTGCTGGCGGATCAGCTCCGTGGGCGACACAAGCTCTTTGGGCGCCTCCGGGAAGAACGGCTGCTCTTTTGCAAATTTCTTTTTCTGATCCGCAATCTGGCCGATCGCAAGCCTGTGGTTGTAGAGTTCTTTTTCCTTCTGCTCCAGCTCCGCCAGTTTGTCGCCGATGCCTATGATCTTTAAAAGCGTCTTCGCTTTCTCCTGGCTGGTGGACTCCATAAACTTTGGAAGGTCTATAGCAAGCTGCTCCACAAATTCATTCAAAAGCTGCTGCCCGCCCTTTTTACCCGCCGGATCTGTAACCTTCAAATCGCTGTTTTTTCCCTTCCGCTCCACTACCAGGCCGTTGTTCATCACGATATGGAGCGTAGGGGGGATGACGGACTCATGGCGCTGCGCCTCGGAAGGGCGGTAGCGATCCCCGCCCAGAGCCCATGCAATGGCGTCCAGCACGGATGTCTTTCCCTGCCGGTTGTTGCCTCCTATGATGGTGAGGCCGTTCTCTGTCGGCTCCAGCTTTACAGCTTTTACACGTTTTACATTTTCAATCTCCAGTTTATTGATTTTCATTGTTTCCATTTGACTTTTCCTTTCCACATCCGTATAATGGATATATAGATATTTTTCTTCTTTTAGGCTCCTGCGCCGTCCAAAGCTGGGAGCCTATTTTATTTTTCCGTCTTCCCGGGCGGACAAAGAAGCAAATAATACTAATGCCGCCATGAGTGCAAGAGCCAATATGTAATTTTCGCCCTCTACCGCTCCGGGAATCAGCAGTATAGATAAGAATGCAACTCCCCCGAAGACACCTCCAAGGTTGATTTTGTGCGTAATCCCAGACGGCACCTCTGTGAATGATACATCTACAACCTGCTTTGCATCGGATTCTACAATCTGCAGGTTGTCCACTCTTTGAATTGGTTCTTCCATAACTCCCTCCTTCCTAAAATTCAAATGTGGGGAATTCCTCTGCCTCAAAATTATGCAGCTCTTCATTCCATTTCTGGATCTCCGCCATGCCGCCTAAACTGTCATAAAACTCCCTGGCCTGCTCCCCGGTGTCGAACTCCATGTAGTCCTCCCTGCCGTCCTCGTCCTGGTGCCAGAACTTCACCCGGTATTCCTTCACAGTTTTTCCCTTCCAGAATGCCTGGTTCTTTTGTCGGATATATTCAGCATCCGTGTTCATAAAATAAACTGTCATACGGTTGATTTCCAGGAATTCCTCTTCAGTAATAGCTTCCAGCCGCCTCGCCATCTTTGCTCCGCCGTATGCCTGATACAGCAGCTCTGTGGAGAAAGACTTCTGTGCATAAAGCGCATCGCGCTGCAGTTGTTCAAAGATTGAATTATCCATACAAAACTCCTTTCTGTATTTCCAATGCCTTCATGCAGAGCCTACAGTTTCATAAGACGAAGAATCTCCGCATCCGTAGCTTCAAGCTCTTTGAAGATCACATAAAGCTGCACATTATCAAAGTGACCTTTCATCAGCCTTCGTCCAAAAGCCTGCTGACTGATGTTAATTTTCTCACCCATGTACTCCTGGTTTTTCTTAAGGGAAGCCATGCGGCCGATCATCCACTCGCTCAGATCTGTTTGAAGATATTTCTTTTTGTTGATTGCCACTCTGGGCATTTTCGTCACCTCCTCTTCTATGTCTTCGATGAACATGTGGGCTCAGCATTGGATCTGTATGCAGAACCCTGACCACTCCGCCTCTTACTTCAAAGAATGTTCTTATTGTTTGCCTGTGCACTTTATTTACCACCTCCTTCCTATAGACCTTGAGACCATAAATCCATTGCCATTTTCCACATTCTCTCTTATACTGTACTTACAGGCCACTGCCATGGCCGAGTACATAGAAAGGGGAAATTCACCATGCAAAGACAGCCTGTATCATCCAGCCGGATTAGTTCCGTTGGTTGGGAAGATAATGTTTTGGAAGTCGGATTCCCAGATGGCGCTGTATATCAGTATTACAATGTAAGCCAATCCGAATATGAAACTTTCATGAACTCACCTTCCCTCGGTTCAGCTCTGTCACGTTTGGACAAAGTCCATAGATATCGCAGAATCCGCTAACAGATTTCATCCTGCGGTATTGACAGAACTGTCTCTATGACTGCCGTCCGCTCTGCAGTAATCACTATTGCACTATGCGGATGGCAGTTCTCCATCAGATATTCTATCAAGGGCTTTGCCAACTCCTCCAGTCTGTCTGCATCTATTACATCCTTCACTCCACCACCTCCCTTCCTCAAAATATTCAATCGGCTTGCCCTCCTGTTCTCCATCTGGTATAATCTCCTCATCAGCACTGCTACACTGAAATACATTTAGGAGAAAGAAACATATGGCTTATTACACGACAATAACAAAATCCTTTTTCTGCCCTTACCTAAAAATGAATGTATGGCTGACCGGAAAATACCAGCTTTCAGATAGCAACCAAGATCCTTATGAAGCAAAGTTTAAAAGCGCTGTCTGCTCAATTAGAGAGAATAGCCATAAGCCTATATATGAGCAGACCGAGAGCGAAAAGTATTTAAGATGCCCTAATTCTTCATGTAAATATTCTGATGAATTTGATCGTATTATAGACTTGCGGAAGCAAGGTTATTGACTCCGCGTTTTCCTCCTTTCGATACAGAACTCAAATTCAACTGCCTTTTTGTTGACCTGTTCCAGTTGATTCAACAACGTTTGAAAGCGTTCTGAAACCGACACCTCTTTTTTCATCTGACCAATCAGCATCTGTTCCTCACGGAGCAGGCTTTCCAACTGAGCAATATTGGTTATCCTTTCAGAGACATATATCATGTTTCTCGTTTATTTCACCTTCTTAATCAAAAATTGCTTTGGTTATACTTGTACCCACCTCACCATCTCTGGTATAATCCTCTTATCAGCACCGCCATGCTGAAATATTAGGTAAAGGAGAACCCATTCATGAAAGTAAAAATAACCTGTACATGTACGGCCACCTTTGAAATAAAGGATGGTTCTATTCACCCACAAGAGATATCCTGTCCTAATTGCGGAAATCCTCTACCTGATGGGGCATATGCGGACCTGCTCTCTGCCATGTCTTCCTTTGAGATATTTGAATCGAAGCTGGCGGCAGATTCTGACCGATATGGCATCTCCTACTCTAAGGAGTAAAGACCATCGGTTTCTTTTTAAGCTGGGATATCGTATATCCAAGAATGGCTTCAGCCTCTTCATACGATATCCCAATTTGATAGATTAGGCTTGTAGCCTTAAGGCTTTCCGGAATGCCCTCTGCAAATAACTCCATAATCTTTTTAGAATAATAGTCCTGCAAAAATACAAGCCGCTCTTCTTTGCTCACCTCTTCTTCACCTCCTTTGTTTGGTATGTTTCCCTTGCACCATCTTCCCGCCTTTGGTATAATCCATTTATCAAATAAAGAGAGGAGCACCACAATGGATTTTAATGAAAACTTACATAAAGCAATATTAGATGCATGTATGGATGATTCGGATAAGGTCATCCAATATCTGGAAGAGCAGGAACAAAAGCAAAAGCCTTATAATTTAGCCATGCTTATCTTCACTGTCATCAGTGCCACTGGAGCTGTCATAGCCGCGGTTACCGGGCTTCTGATGTACTTCCAGTAATGCTTTGATCTCCCTTAATTCCCTCAGTATCTGAACCAGAAACATCAGATTGACATTTTTCGTTTTGTCTGCTCGCTGTTCTATTTTTTTCAAGCCTTCTTCGGATAATTTCAAATTGCCTTCACCTCCTCTATTCCAAAAAACACTCAATTGACTTGCCGTTTTTCTCCTTCTTCTTTATACTGTACTTACAGGGTACTGGCATACCCAAGTACGAAAGAAAGGAGAATTTATCATGTTTGATTTCCATTTTGCCTATTCGGATGGCAATTTCTATGACATCAATGAGGTGCACAAAATAATAATTCAAACCTCCGACGGTTTAAAAGAAGTAGCTGGCGATTCTATTCTCACAACTCCACTTCCTTTAAAAACAATGTATCTGTACACTTCCAACGGATGCGCTACCATTTCAGGTACCAACCTGATGGTAATTGATGTTGCAAAGCAAGAGAGTTAATAATCACTAAGGTCAATCTCTATGGTCATCTTAATGACTTCCTTTGGATTGGCCTTTTTGATTTCTTCAAATTTGTTTAACACCTTTTCTAGGCTTTCAAAAGATTTCATTTTTACAACTACCTCTATTGGCATAGACATCATAACTCTTCCTCACCTCCTCAGTAGATGCATCACATCTTACACTTAAAAATCCAAATCATTTTGATTACAAGATACAATGATAGGAATTTTTTTAGCCTCGCTCCGTGCAATTTCCAAAATTTCCGTTATCTGATTAATTGAAAGCTGATCTTTGATCAAAACGTTTAATATTGTGCAGACTAGATTAGCTTTCTTTAAATCAGATAACTCATTTTCTACAATAACCACTTCATAACTCACCTCCTCCCTATACCGGCATGAGCAGTCTCGGAAACTCGACAAAGCCCGAATTACCGCTCTTTTTTCATTTTTTTATTTTTTTATCCTCCCTATCGGGAGTGGAGCAGTCTCGGAAACTCGACAAAGCCCGAATTACCGCTCTTTTTTCATTTTTTTATTT